TACGGGACCACGGGGAGCCACGGGAGTACAGGGAGCCACGGGTCCGCAGGGAGCCACAGGACCACAAGGTGCACAGGGAGTACAGGGAGCCACGGGTCCGCAGGGAGCCACAGGACCACAAGGTGCACAGGGAGTACAGGGAGCCACGGGTCCGCAGGGAGCCACAGGACCACAAGGTGCACAGGGAGTACAGGGAGCCACGGGAGTACAGGGAGCTACAGGCCCACAAGGAGCTACAGGACCGGGAACAAGATTAGTAAGCCAGGATACGCGATCCACAAATGAGGCTCCCTCCGTGTGGTATGGTAGAGGAATTGGAACGTACAACGACTTCAAATCACGAGCTACTCTAGGGCTGCCTGGTTCAACATCATTTTTTCATGTAGTCACATTTGTTCCATGGGTGGATACGACCGGTGGTAATGTTCTTCAAATTGCCTATGGCACTCCTAATGCTACTGAATACTACGTACGAGCATCTGCAAGCACAACAGTTTGGGGATCCTGGATCGCTCCAATTTCAAATGCGACTGATAACCGAGTGCTGACATCTTTAGGGACAGCATCTACATCCAACGCAGAAGCCAATTTGACATTTGATGGATCCACGCTTAATGCGAATGGAATTATTGCAGCCGATACACTTTCAAATGCAAGTGGAAACAAAAGCACTGTATACCTTCAGTCCATAAATACAACAACTCCAGTTGCATCAGATACAACAATTGGACAGATTGTATTTTTTAGGGATGGTCCGTATTACGCAACGATGCGTGGTGTTCAAACAGGATTCAATGATGCACTTGATTTACGGTTCACAACCAACGCAAGTGCAGGTAATAATACCCAAGTTGATCGCATGACGATCAAACCGTTTACCGGGCGCGTCGGTATAGGAACTACCAATCCTGGTCATCCTCTTGATGTAAATGGTGTTATACGTGGAAGCCGAACTATTGTGTTTGTCGCAACGGGTACCTACAACATGACTGCTACATGGAACTCTCTTTCTGCAACAGCGTATACTGATTTGATATCTTTAGCATATACTCCTAAACAAAGTGGAACTGTAACATTATTAATTGAGGCAACGTTTGAAACGTATCAAACATCAAGACAAGGAGATGATGGTATTCGGTTTCGTATTATTAACGCAGCTGCTACAGAATTATCAGCAGCCCAGTACTATACAGAACTTGGAACTAGCAACATGTCATCGCTATCATGGTTCTCGCCACTGCGATACACTGGAACAGTTACTGGAGCTGATACGTTCAAATTACAATACCAGTGTTTTAGTGGAGGAGTCTACAACACTCGGCGTGGCGTTCTAACTATTTATGAAATATCTAGCACAGCATAATAAAATGATGATTCTTGCACACCGAGTTTTACAACATCTTGGAGCAACGGAAGTTGTGAATGTTACAGGAAATAACGATCCAACAACTGAAGAAGACTTTTTAAAGTTGGAGTACACTGCACCAGAACCAATAACGTGGCAAATGTATACTGAAGCGTATCCGGTAGTAGAAAATTTAGTTGGAATGAAACTTCTTCGGTTTGAACGAACTCGGCAACTTACAAAGACTGACTGGATCATGACCGTGGATAGTTTTCAAACATTATCAAATAAAGATGAATGGTTAGCATATCGTCAGGCTTTGAGAGATATTCCCGCAAACCCTCCTCCTTTTAAATGGAAAGGTCCAGATCTGGATATTGAAGCAATGTTTCCAGTACAACCTCCTATTCTTCGGAATACGCCCAATTAAACAATGAATTCTACATTTCATATAACAAGATGCCAGGTGGTTTAATGCAATTAGTGGGCAAAGGTGCACAAGATCAACTTGTCACAGGAAATCCATCCTTTACTCACTTTCGGTCCATGTACAAACGTCATTCTGAATTTGCGATGGAACATTTCAAAGTTGTATTTAGAGGGACAAACCAAAATATTCCTCCATCGGGAAGTGTCACACTCCGAGCAAAGGTTGAACGATTTGCTCAGCTTTTGCACGATTGCTATATTGTTGTCACAATGCCCGACATTTACTCACCGGTATATCCCGTTTCGGGTCTGCATCCAAACTTGAACACGAATTCAAATGCTATTGGATATCAATTTCAATGGATCAAAAGTTTGGGATACAACATGATCAATTATGTTGCGATCCTCATCAACGGTCAGGAAGTTGCGCGCCACACAGGAGAATGGATGAAGTTATACTCAGCCCTCAAATATGATGCAAACAAGAAGGAAATTTTGGATCGCATGATTGGGAATGTTAAAGAAATGTATGATCCTGCGAATGCGTACGATCGTATAAATCAGTATCCAAATTCAATTTCGTCTGCGACGGATCCGGCTGAGCCGTCTATCCGTGGACGCGATCTTCACATTCCTCTGCACTTCTGGTTTTGCGAAAATGTAGGTGCCGCTCTTCCTCTCATTGCGCTCCAACATTCTGAGGTTGAAATCGTGGTTGACTTCAAAAATATGTATCAGCTCTTTACAGTTTTGGACGTTCGTGAAACTGTTGGCGGAGTTGCAAACCCCAACTTTGGAACTCGCATTGCGCCGGACACAAGCAGTAATCTGTTTTTCATAAACAACTTCCTATCGCCTCCTCTGTACGTTCGCACAGGATCCATTCCTGCCGTGGAAACTCCTGGATTGAACACCTGGAATCTCAATCCATTTATTGAGGCGAACTACATTTGGCTGTCCGACGCAGAAATGGTGCACATCGCAAAGTCGGAACATTCATTTATCTTTCCTCAGGTAGATGTGGTATCTACAGCGGGTCAGTATGGTCCATCTAATGACTTAGAACTGACCATGCGAAATTTGGCAACGCGCGTCGTGTGGGTTGCAGAACGAAGTGATCTTGCTCTCAACAACGATTATGATAATTACACCAACTGGGAAAATCCAAACGAACCACCGCTTGATTCAACAACAATTTTCAACATGACACCCTGGTACTCGTCTGGAACAAGTCAGTCTACGTCTGTATCAACTCGCGACATTCTTCTGAGCTCAACAATTCTGCTGGATGGCAAAGAGCGATTTACCACAAAAGGGACAGACTTCTTTTCACAAATGCAGCCGTATCGTCATCAGACTGGAAAAGCATTGACGACCATCCCAGGAATTTACTCATACTCGTTTGCACTGGATCACGGAACACACCAACCGTCTGGACATATCAACGGATCCATGTTTAACAAAACCATTCTGAGAAATTCATACGTTCAGCCCCCGACTGTGTCTCCCAATACGGTTCTCTCAGTATGCATTCTAAAATCAACAGCGTTCAGTCCAAATCCGACAGTCATAGCAAATCCAAACATTGTGGATCCCAAAACTGGAAAACCACTGTATAACCCCGATGATCTGGTTCGTGTAATAACAAAAACAAATGCAGCGACACTGCAGTACAGTTTTAATGTTCGCGCCTTTGTGGAGTCCTACAACTTCCTGCGAGTTATGGGCGGAGTTGCAAGCGTAGTATTCTCTTCTTAGATTCTTCATAATGGCAACCGGTATCAAAATAACCAAAGCCACATATGGCGTAGGTTCAAACACAGTAGATGTAAAAGCTGCAGTTTCATCAAACATCAAAGACGGCGAACTAAATTTAGTTGTGAGCCCCGATTCTCTGGGAGTAGACGATCCTGCTCCCGGACAAACGAAACAGCTCACTGTATCCTACACAATCAATAATGGAGACACAAATACTAAGTCGGCATACGATAACGAAGCGATTATCATTAACGCTCCGTCTGCAAGACTTGCGAGTGGTCTGGATATTGTGAAAGCAAGTTATGGGTATGCTGGAAACATGACAGATGTCACGGATGCAATCCGAAATTATATTCGTGATGGACTTATCAAATTGAGGGTCAGCCCATCTGCAGTGGGAATTCCCGATCCCAATCCTAACAAGCAGAAGGTTCTGGAAGTTGACTATACGCTGAACGGCGCAAAAAATTCAGAAACAATCAAGGACAATTCGTTCTTCCAAGTTTCAGCTCCGCCAGCAGATGCTCCCGTAGGAGATGGACCGAGTTTGGGAACTCAAATTGGGTGGGCGGTTGCATATGCACTCATGTACTCTGCGTATTTCATAGGAATCGTTGCAGCCTACAATTATGGATGGCTGTTTAATCAGCCAGCAGCCTATTTCTTTGGGGCCGTAAGTGTTATTCCGTTCGGATTCTTTGCAGTCTGTTTATTTGCCATGGGGTATCCCCTTTACTCAGGAACAAAGCTGCCAATTCTACCCTTATCCCCATCCATGAAAAACGTAATTACGTCGCTTACACCGAGTGTGCCTAGTATAACACAATGAAGGCGCCGCTTATTGTAAACGAACGTATGTATTCATACGAAACAATCCTTGCTTGGAAAGTTGTGTGGGACAAAATTTCCAGAATGGCCTACGAAAATGAAAAACCCATTTCAGAACTTGTAGTAACCCCTGATCGTGTGAGAATTGAAGGGATTGCAGTTCCAATGAACGAAAAGGAGCAGGCAAACTATTACAGCCGATGGCTCCCTCTTAATTCTGAAGTTATTACTCTGGATCACATGTGGTCCTACTATAGCAAGGTACATGGAACTGAAATGCCCAAGGTAGTTCCCGAACTTCAAAAACTGCACGTCCCCCGAGGGCTTTTCAGCTCTCTTGGCGTTGGTCCCTGGTTTCGCCACAGTTTCCCGAACTGTCAGGTAACCTTCTGGGACGAATAAAAAAAATAGGTTTAGCACCTTTTTTTACTTCAGCTCGCGGAATGCACCCACGCCGGCAAAGCCGACGAACACATCCCGATCATCGGTCGTCTCATAAATACGACCCGTGATATCGCCAATTGCATAGGTCTTTCCATTGAATTTCTTCTCGGTAAGATCCTCGTCGTCGTCCTCCTCGGGACCACGAACCCAGCGACCATCATCGGCGTCCCAATAGACACCCATAGGTCCTCCCTCAGGAGTTGCGAGCATTTCAATCGCCTGAAGCTCCTCAAGCGTCAGGTTATGAATGTTTGCTGCATTGCTAGGGGGAGGCGGGGCCTTCACCTCGTTCATTTCCTCCCACATAGTCTTCTTCTTCTCGGCTACAGGAGGAGCAGCATCCTCCTTCTTTGCAGCCTTGCCCTTCTTGGGCTTCTCGGCCGTAGCCTTCTCTACCTCCTCCTTCTTCTCGGCCGGAGGCTTGGCCTTGCCCTTCTTGGGCTTCTCCTCATCGCCTGCACCAGCGGCTGCTGATCCAGGTGCGGGAGCGGGCTTCTTCAGGTTGGCGAAGTCCCGCATGTGGTCTGCAAGACCCTTTGCGGTGAAATCGTCGTCCGTCAGCCCATCCACATGTGCAACAAACTCCTTCTTGATCTTATCAAACTCCTTCTTATCGTCGTCTGGGAAAGTCAGCCCCACCTTGATCAGCTCAGCCTTGAGCTGGTTTGCAAGAGTAGGGGTCATACGAGAAATACGCTTGGTGGTCTCAGTCTTAGGCTTGTCTTCCTTCTTCTTCTCCTCCTTAGCGGGCTTCTCGTTTTCAAATACCTTCGTCAGCAGCTTCTCGGCATCGGTCTTCCCGAACACCTTCGCCGCCTCCATAAAGATCGTCTCAAGAGTGGTCTGCAGGTTGGCCATCTTTGGTTGTTAAGATAAAAATGAGAACGAATTTATGAAATCCGTTTTCAATCAAAGTATCCGCTCTCATTCCAGTCAAGACCACCTCCGCCGCTTTCATAATCGTCATACTGAGTTCGCTCTTCTTCTGCGAGCTCCATTTTGTTAAGGAGCTCCTCAAGCATTGCGAGGTCAGCATGAAGATCTTGACGATCAAGTTCTAAAGATTGAAGATCTTCTTCAAGAGTCTTCTTTTCATCATCTGACAAACCATCCTTTTTAAGATTAACCTGCACAAATTCAATCTCTTTGTCAAGAGACTGAATCTGCTCATGCAGATCAAGAATGTTGTTGTAGATTCGCTCTTGACTGGACATTTTTTCTTCTTCCATTTGTTTTCACAAACAAATCCGTTTTGAGTTAAAAAAACCTCCGCGAACATCTACTCGCTGTCGCTCCACGCGAGAGCAGCGAACTTGTTGTTCTTGAGGTTGGACGACGGTTTCTTGTCGCCGAAGTCCAGCTTCTGGACGACGCCCGCGGTTGCGGGATCCGTCGTCCGAGACTTGGACTTCTTGCCCTTCTTGGGCGCGCTCACTTCAGTCCAGCCCTTCTCCTTCTGAGGGGTTCCGGCGCCCGCAGCAGCGGGTGCATTCTTCTCCTCCTCCTCCACGAGATCCGCCCATGCGGTCTTCTCGTTGATGACGTTGTTGAGGTTGATGTTGGACATCTTGTCTGGGTGTGGTGAACGCAAAGTTCTGACATCTATCTATTT